ATTGATTGCATCGATCAAAAGTTATTTGCATTTGAAAGAATCAGGATTACTTGAACAGATATGTGAAGAGGATGAAAATTGCGATTTTTAGATTGACATATATGTATATATATGTTAATATAATTACGCAGACATTCATATAGAAAGGAGGATTGTAACAATGGAGAGAGGCTATAATCTTAATGAAACTGCTCAGATGCTTGGAATAAAAGTTCGCACAGCAAGAAGTTGGGCAAGAACAGGAAAGATAGAAGCAAAGAAGATTGCAGGAACAAACAGATGGATTGTTATGGAGTCGGAAATTAAGAGATTACAAGGAGAGTTACGCAATGCAGACCATAATAGAAAATATACCTGATGAATTAAAGAAGCTTGATAATTGGGTTTGTTGGCAAGGTAATGACAAGACTCCGAAAAGTCCATTTTCAGGCAAGAATGCACAGTCGAACAATCCTAAGACATGGGGAACGTTTGCTCAGGCTGTAAAGGCATGTGATACGTTTGGGTTTGACGGAATAGGATTTATGTTTGATGAAAAGTCAGGATATTTTGGTGTTGATTTGGATCATTGCCTTGACAATCTTGATTTCTGTGACGAATTTGTTGAAACGCTTCAGTCGTATGCAGAAATTAGTAAAAGCAAAACTGGAATCCATATTATCTGTAAGGGAAAGTTGCCTGATGGAGCAAGAAGAAAAGGTGGAGTTGAAATGTATTCAAAGGGAAGGTATTTCATCTGCACTGGAAATGTTTATAATCAGGCGTACACAAAGATTCGGGATTGCACTGAATCGATAAAAGTATTGCATAGTAAGTATCTTCCATCGTCAGTTCCTAAAGCAGAGATAAGATACAATGTTACTGTCGATCTTGATGATCAGGAGATAATTGATAAGGCTCGTGCTTGTAAGACTGGACAGTTGTTTAATATGTTGTATTCGGGCAACTGGCAGGGAGTATATCCATCGCAAAGTGAAGCTGATATGGCATTGTGTAATCAGTTAGCTTTTTGGACTGGAAGAAATGCATCTCAGATGGATAGGATTTTCAGGTCGAGTGGATTGTATCGTAAGAAGTGGGATACGAAGAGAGGTTCTGATACATATGGAAATATGACCATAAGTAAGGCATGTGCGAATTGCATAGAATGCTATGAACCGAATAGATATGATGATGATACGTCACTTGCAGTAGCATTTTTTAAGGGTGGAAAAGTAGGTGTAGGAGTAGATGCCGAAAAAAAGGCAAGCAATTATGACATGACTGATACTGGAAATGCTCATAGACTGTATGATAAATTCGGCAATGTTATAAGATATTCGTACAATCGTAAGAAATGGTATTTTTGGGATGGCAAAACTTGGGTCCTTGATGAAATGGGCGAGATCAAGAAACTTGCTGATGAAGTTTGTGAAGATTTAAAGCGTGAAGCTTGGAATCTTCAAGACGAGGATTTGCAGGAACAGGCATTGAAGTTTGCAAAAAGAACAGCAGGGAGCAACGCTAAAGAAGCTATGATTAAAGAATGTCAGCATCTTAATGATATCCCTGCCGCTCCCGATGATTTTGATAGTTATCCTGATTTCTTGAATTGTCAGAATGGCATCATAAATCTCAGAAACGGAGAATTGATACCGCACGATGCAAATTTCATGATGAGTAAAATTTGCAATTCAGAATATGACGTAAAAAAGGGAAAGCCTAAGTTATGGTTGTCATTCTTGAATGATGTAATGAATGGTGATCAGGAATTGATAGAGTATATTCAGAAGTGTGTTGGATATAGCCTTAGCGGCTCGAACAGAGAGCAGTGTGCGTATTTCTTGTATGGAATGGGAAATAATGGCAAGTCTACGTTTCTTGATACATTGGCTGATTTGTTAGGCGGATACGCAAGCAATACACAGCCTGATACATTTATGATTCAGTCTAAACTTGGAAGTTCAGGTGGTGGTGCTAATTCAGATATAGCAAGATTGAAATCTGCAAGGTTTGTAACTTGTGAAGAGCCTACCGAGGGTGTTCGTCTTAATGAAGGATTGCTGAAACAGCTTACTGGTGGTTCAAAAGTAACATGCAGATTCTTGTACGGAGATGAATTTGAGTATACGCCTGAGTTCAAAGTTTGGATAGCAACGAACCACAAGCCTACGATAAGAGGTACTGACTTTGGTATTTGGAGAAGAATCAAGCTTATTCCGTTTGAAGTTAATATCCCAAAGGAGAAAGTTGACAAGAATCTGAAATATAAGCTTAGACAGGAATTTCCACAGATATTAGCTTGGGCAGTTGAAGGATGCATGAAATGGCAGAGAGAAGGAATAGAAGATCCGTCATGTGTAATGAATGCCACGAAAGAATATAAGCAGGAAATGGACTTGATTGCAGGTTTTATCGAACAGTGCATTGTTATAGATTATACAAGTGATGAACATATAATGGCAAGTGACTTGTTTGGCTTGTACTCGAAGTGGGCAAAGCAGAATAATGAATATGAGATGTCAAGTAAGAGGTTCTTTACGGAAGTTATAAAGAAGATTCCTGATAAAGGAAGAAATAGCAAGGGTATATTCTACAGCAAGATTACGCTGACTGAATATGCTAAGAGCCTTATGGGTAGACAGTATAGAATAGAGGATTTTCATAATGGATAATGCTTTTTTGTTACTTGATAGAATTGATAAAATAAGGAGTGTCATCGATCAGTACGGAGAAGACAAGTTTTACATAAGCTTTAGCGGTGGCAAGGATAGCACAGTCTTGTCTGCACTGATTGATATGGCAGTTCCGAATAATAAGATACCAAGAGTGTTTGCTGATACTGGGATCGAGTTGAACATGATCAGGGATTTTGTAAAGAAAAAGGCGGAACATGATAGTAGGTTTGTGATTATTCAGCCAAGTGTGCCAATAACGAAAATGCTCAGAGAGAAAGGATATCCGTTCAAAAGTAAGGTGTTCTCGATATATCTTGAAAGGTTTCAGGATAAAGGAATGACTAAAGGAGTAAAAGTTTATTCAGGATTTGATGAAGAAAAGAAATGGAAAGCAGGATATTCTTGTCCCGAATCGTTAAGGTATTTGTTCACCGAGGAACATAAGAATGATCTAAAAGTATCAGCAAGATGTTGTGACGAAATGAAAAAGAAGCCGCTTAAGAAATTTCAGAAGGAAAGCGGAAGAAGTATTCCTATTTCAGGAGTAATGAGAGATGAAGGTGGCGGAAGAGATAAGGCGGCATGTCTTGCATTTAGTAAGGATGGCAAGATTAAGGCATTTCAGCCACTTGCTGTAATGACGAAGGAATGGGAAGAATGGTTTATTGACAGATATAATGTTGAAATCTGTGAGATTTATCATGAACCGTATAATTTTTATAGGACAGGGTGCAAGGGATGCCCGTTTGCATTGCATCTTCAGGATGAACTTGATACGCTTGAGAAGTTTTTCCCTGCCGAACGCAAGCAATGTGAAATTATATGGAAGCCAGTATATGATGAATATAGAAGAATTAAGTATCGATTACGAAAATAATTGATATTTTTTTAAAAAATTATTGACATATGCATCTATAGGTGTTAGAATATAATTATCAAATAAATAAACCCTCGCAGATAGGGTGCAGATTCCAAAGGAGGACGTAGATATGGAAAATATTGAGATGGTAAAGATGTTGATAAGATTCTACAACATGCAGGCAGGTTGCTCGATCAGTGCAACAGCTAAGATGAATCAGGAGGCAGTTGAAACTTGTCTGTCAAGAATCGGTGGAGATCCAGTAGTCATCAAGAATCACATTAGAAAATGGACTGAAGAACATAAGGAAGATGGACGTGGAGAACTTGTAGGAAGATTTGAAGAGTGCTTGGAAGCTATAGAAGTTCCGTCAAGTGCGGCAGTTCCTACAGAAGGTCAAGTTGGAGCAAGTCTCAGTATTATAGAAAATGCAGTAGCATCAATCATCGCTCAGACGCAGGCTGAAAAGATAGAATCAGAAATCATTGGAAACGTAAAGCAGACGATTCAGGATTTCATCAAGAGCGAGTACGGAGTAATCGAAAGAAAGATTAATACAGTAATCGATGGAGTTCCTAAGAAGGTCGAAGGTGTTCAGCATGAAAAGTTCGAGACAGTTCTTAAGTTTGTAGCAAACAACGAACCTGTTTTCTTGACAGGGCCTGCTGGATCAGGAAAAAATGTTTTATGTAAGCAAGTTGCTGAAGCACTCGGACTTAAGTTTTACTTCACAAATGCAGTTACTCAGGAGTACAAGCTTACAGGCTTCACAGATGCAATGGGCAACTTTCAGGAGACACAGTTCTATAAAGCTTTTACGCAGGGTGGATTATTCATGCTTGATGAGATGGATGCAAGTATCCCTGAAGTTCTTGTAATCCTTAATGCCGCAATCGCTAATAGATACTTTGATTTTCCTGCTCCAATAGGATATGTTGAAGCACATCCCGATTTCAGAGTAATCGCCGCAGGAAACACAATAGGACATGGAGCAGATTACGAGTACGTAGGAAGAAATCAGTTGGATGGAGCATCGCTTGATCGCTTCGCAATCGTAAAGATAGATTACAGTGTGACGATTGAAAATAGTGTAGCACTTGATGTAGAACTTGCAGATTTCTGCAGAGAATTCAGAAAGTCGGCAAGTAAGGCAGGCATTCAGGTTATCGTAAGTTACAGAGCAATCGGAAGACTCGCAAAGATGCTTCAGCTTCTCAGCATAGATGAAGCACTTGATACTTGTTTAGTAAAGGGTTTGGAGAAAGATGACATTCACATCATAGCCGATGGAATAAGAACTCGAAACAAGTACAGAGAAGCACTCGTAAGATTATCCGAGGCGGCATAAGGAAAGGAGAGATACCATGAGTACATTATATTCCAAGACAGTTAGTACAAGAAGTCATAAGAATTACAAGGTAAATATCGAAAGATATGAATCTGCTCAGGAAGTTGTAGCACATTGCCAGTCAAGACCTATAACAGATTCAAGTTTTGATGATAAATCTAAGGAAAGTTTCGGAAGTTGGGAAGGTGTTAAAAGTTATGATGAAGCACTCGATCTTCTCAAGAATGGATATCAGCCTACAGTTGATCAGCTTCATGAAGCAGTAAAGGCAAATAAGTTAGCTGAAGGAAAAAGAATTAGCTTCATGAATGACATTCAGGGGTTTGCTCCGATAGTTCCACTTGCTCTGAAAGGTGTTCCACAGTCAATGATTAACATGACAATGAAGCCTATCAAGTGTAAAGTAATAGATGTCTATTACGACATGACAACAAATTGCGGAACTGATAGCGAGACGATAATTGAAAATGGTCAGAAGTTGCTTGGAGCAATCATCGCTCTTGAACAGCAAGGTTACAAGTTTAATCTTTACGCAGTTCAGACATACTCAGGAGAAGAAGATGCAGACATGTTGATTGTAAAGGTTAAGTCAAGTAACACTCCGATAGACCTCAAAAGAATAAGTTTTCCGTTGACGCATACAGCATTCTTTAGAGTGATTGGATTTGATTGGTATAGCAAGACACCGCATGGAAAGTATAGAAGCGGATACGGAAGAGCGTTAAGATATAGATTCAGCACTAAGGAGTTAGCAGATTTCGCAACTCAGGTTCTTGGAAAGAACGCATTGTTCTTATCGGGAAGAGCCATTCAGGATAATAGTGAGGAGCATATAAAGGAGGTATTGACAAATGACTATAGCAAGAATAAGTAATATAGATAGTTGGTGTAGATGTGGTAGGTGTGGGCATAAGTTATTCAAGATACTAGATAAAAAGGTGTTTGGAGAACTGCCATTTATAGAAGTAAAGTGTCACTCTTGTAAAGAAATAAATGTAGTTGGAGGAGAAAAGAAGTATGAAAGAAAAAGCTCTTGAAGTTGATTTAACTGAATATAACAAGCTGATTGAATTGCTTGAAAAGCATGACATCCCGTTTAGGCGGGATGTTGTTATGGATTGTCCTTACGGAAAGATTCTTCAGATAGTGTATTGTCCGTACGGAGAAAGAAGAAGCGATGTTATTATAGGCTTCGGAACGTATGGAGCGGAGGATGGATTGCTTGAACAAATGGGCTTGATTCCGAACGAACATATTGAAGATACTGTTCAGGGTTGGTTGGATGCCGAGACTGTATTTAAAAGATGGGCAGAAGATTTTGGCTTTTTTGTTAAAGGTATGGAGGTTTAAAAAATGAAAGAAATCCGAACATTAAAAGTAAAAGCATTAGAGCTTAAAACTGGTTTTGGAAATCCAAGGAAGATAGGCAAGAAGAAAAGAGATGAATTGAAGGCAAGTCTTGAAAAATTCGGAGACTTTGGGTTGTTCTTGATCGATGAAAAGATGAATGTCATAGCAGGAAATCAGAGGCTGTCTGTGATAATGGAAATGAATCCTGAACAGGAACTGCTATGTAAGCAGTTGATTGGATATACGAATGCCGAGCTTAGGGCGATTAACATTGAAGACAATGTTCATGCAGGAGAATGGGATCTTGACTTGCTTGCAGATTGGACTGCTGACTTGTCTCTCGATCTCGGTATAGACCTTGATGGCAAAGACCCGAGAGAGCGAGACATAAAAGAAATGGAGCTTATTCATTATGAAAAGTATGATTATGTAATGATTGTATGCAGGAACGAACTGGATTACAACACGCTTGTTAGAAACCTTGGAATAGAAGGTGCTAAAGTAAAGATAAATGGAGAAAAGCGTAAGATAAATGCAAGGGCTATTTGGTTTGATCAGATGAAAGCAGATATTGTTCCGAAGGAGGATAAGGATAATGAGTAAGGTTCTTGTTGTTGCGGCTCATTGCGATGATGAACTGTTGGGTTCGGGTTGTTATATTGACAAGTTGATAGCTGATGGTAACGAAGTGTATGTATGTTGTATGACTTCGTATTCTGATGTCAGAGAAGAAGATATAGATAAGAAGATGAAGGAGATACATGCCGAGATTGGTGTTAGCAAAACGTATGTTGCTCCATATGCCGCATCAGCTATAAGTAATGTTCCGCACCTTGATAAAGTACAGTTTATCGAAGGTGTTATTCTCGATTGTAAGTGTGATACGATAATTACGCATAGCAATCTTGATTTGCATAAGGATCATATTGAAGTAAGTGATTTGACTATGGAAGCTGTAAGATATTATCAAAGGCGGCCTGATGAGTATTGTGAAAATCCGATAAAGAAAATAATGATGATGGAGATTCCATGTTCGACCATGTGGGGAGAGCATAGATTTAATCCCAATATGTTTGTGAAGGTTGATGAAGAAAGCATATTCATGAAGATAGAACGAGTAAAAAGATATGATAATGTAATAAGGCTTGCTCCGCATCCAAGAAGTCCTGAAGTGATGTTAGCAATAGCAAAAGTTAGGGGTGCGATGTGTGGATGTAATTACGCAGAATCGTTTAACGTAGTATTCGAGAAGGAGTAGCATATGTATGTAGTTCATAGAGATGTCATAGAACGTAATGTAAAAAGTATCAGGGATGCTTTTTATGAAAACGATATTCGGTTAAAGTTATGTTATTCATATAAAACTAACATGATGCCAGAGGTATTGTCGATAATGGATCGCTATGAAGTGTGTCCTGAAGTAGTATCTGAATATGAATTTAAGCATATACCGAAGTCATGTAACGAAACGATTATATGTAACGGGGTAGCAATGTCATACGAAGAACTTGCTGAAAAAGTTCGTGATGACTATTGCATTGTTAATTTTAACGATGTAACGTCAGCTAGGATTGTAAGAGATGTTCTTGATGATGATGAAGAATATCGCGTTGGGCTTAGGATCAGGTTCGATGATGATTCAAGATTTGGGATTCATGTAAATGATCTAAATGATGCAATAAAGACATTTCGTAATATGAATTTCTCGATCATATGTTTGCAGTGTCATGTAAGCGGCACTCGAACAGAAAGCAAGTATAAAGAGAAAGTAAAGAACATGATTGATGCAGTATTGCAGTGTGGAATACGACCTGAAATCATAGACTTCGGTGGAAATATGTATGGGATCATGGATGAATGGCTGTCAAGTCAGTTTAGCGAAGTATGTTCGTTTGAAGATTATGCAAAGATTATAGCATCTGAAGTTAATAGGCTTGATTACATTCCGATTGTAGCACTTGAATTGGGAACTGCTCTTATAGCTAATGCAGTAAGTGTCGTGGGCAAGATTATAAGAATTGATGAATATGACAGGATTGTACTCGATATCGATAAATTTACAATCGGTATGGTGCATTCTAAGAATCTCGCATACACATTTATTCCATCGGGAGTCGCCAAAATGTCGCTAAGCAGGTCTTTTAAGGTGTATGGATGTACTTGCATAGAGGATGACCTGCTCATAGACGATTTTCCATACGAACCACAGATAGGAGACTTGATTAAGTTCAGTAATTGTGGAGCATATTCGTATTGTTTTGAGCCTGAATTTATCATTCCAAGACAGGAGGTTGTTGTTGTATGAATATCTTGATTACGTGTTGCTTGGGCGACCATATAAAGTCTAATGTTGAAGATATAAGAAGAGCGTATCCTGACTGTAAGATAGTCGGTGTTGATATGAGGAACATGTATTTCAATCATAATGGTGTTGACTCGTTCTATAAAGTACCAAGATGCGGAGAACGAGGATATACGAAAAGAATCCTTGAGATATGTCAGGATGAAGAAATAGACATAGTTATTTCGTTTAGTTCACTTGACATTGCTCCGTTTAGAAAGCATAGAATAGAATTTCATAAGGTTGGAGTTGTTGTAGCTCTTGGAGACAATAAAGGAACTGAAGACGCAAATGATAAATCAAAGTTTTGTGCATTTTGTGATGAAGTTCCGCCAACGTCATCATTGCTCGAAAATTCGTTTGAATTGCAGTTGTGGATGAAAGCAAATAATATAGACGAAGTAGTTACAAAGGTCGTTGATTCTACTGGTGCTAAAGGCATGATGAAATATAAGTTTGAAGATATAGTGTATAAGTCGTTTGTATTTGATCAGCCAGTTATAGCACAAAAGTATTTATCAGGAACTGAATATTCAGTAGATTGTTTCTGTTCCAACGGACGTATCATGTGGGGTTGTGTAAAAAAGAATTATGAAATGGACTTAGGAGTAAGTATCTATTCAGAAATCATTGATGCTCCTGAATTGATAAAGCTTTGTGAGCCTGCATGTAAAATGTTTTGTCTTGATGGTCTTGTTGGCTTTGATTTAAAAGAAGACGAGAATGGCAAGGTGTATATACTCGAATGTAATCCAAGACCGACTGCTACGATCAGTTTGGTAGCTAAGGCAGGTGTAAACTTGCTCGGACATTTGATTGAATATTATATGACGGGAAGCACTTGCTTTGATACAAGACTTGATTATGGAATGAAAGTAGCAAGATTTAGAGAAGACTATTATTTCAAGGATGGTGAAGATTTATGGATGAAGTAAAAGCAAGGATTTACGTTCCGAGTTATCATAGAAGCAATGCTATAAAGACGTATCATTTACTTGAAGAATGCACCTATGTAGTAAGAAAGTCAGAAGAAGAAGCTTATCTTAAGGCAGGAATCAAGAAAAAGGATCTGTGGGCTGTAGATGATGAATTGATAAACGGCGGAGATGTTGTTGTTTGGTACATCATAGAAAATGCTCCTGAAGACTTGATATGTATCTGCGATGATGACTTTGATGATTTCAAGTATATGATTGACTATTCTTGGGAGATAGGCAAAGATAAAGAAATAATCACCGCAGAGATAGAACGACAGCTTCAGTTGATCAGTGATCTTGGCATTGGACTCGGATTCCTGACCCCGACATGTATTCCGTATAATTATGATAAGGAGTTTGGCTTTAAAGGCATAGTAGGTGCTGTGAAGTTCATAAACCGCAAGGTGTTTAAAGCTAAGTATGACCCACTTGTAGCTGAGAACTTCGATATAGACATGACACTTCAGGAACTGTTGCATAATAGAATCGTTCTTGTTCCTAAGTATTTTTATGATAAGTCAAGAATGGATGTGAATGCAGGTGGAAACTCGGAAAGACGTAGGCAGGATCAGATTGATTCTGTAATGAACATGAAAGCCAAGTGGGGACAATATTTTGATTACAACTGGGATAAGAACAAGCCGAATATAAAGGTGAGAAGATAGATTAAAATTTTTTCAAATTTTTTCAAAAAAATATTGACTTAAGTACGCCAATGTGATAGAATAGAATTATCAAATAAATAACCCATTAGGAGGTAAGGAATATGAAGGTTGTTGATTATAAGGAATATGCAGAAACCAAGCAGAAGTTCATGGAAGCTCATGATTATGATTTCCATATTGAAACAAGTCCGATGGACGAACATGGAAGATATCATAAGGAGTACATATTTGAAGATGGATCAATATTCTATGAAGTAATGTCGCCAGTAGTTGAACCGATTACAACAGAAGTTCATAAGTGTGTTGTAACAGTCAATGTTAAGTTTTTCAGAACAGAGTTTTGGAGTTCAGATAATGCAGAATCAGGTTTCTACTATGAGAAGTTTTGATCATGATTCAGGATGGAAGCTTTAAGGCTTCCATCTTTTTTTCGTATTTTTTCAAATTTTTATTGACATATGCATGCATAAGTGTTAGAATTAAATCATCAAAAAAACATAACCCAAGGAGGTAAGGAGTATGAAGGATTTTGAAACAAATGAATTGAAAGAATATAAAGGATATGGAATTTCAAAGGCTTGGTGGGTTGATGAAAACGGAAGAGGAAGATATTTTTACTTGGTAGATGACGGAGATGACTATGTTGGAGAAGAATATCCTACGTTAAAAGATGCAAAGAAAGCCATAGATGGATGGAGGTAGATGATATGATGTTTAGATTAAAGGTTGGAGACAGAATCATAAGTGCAGAGACAGGAAAGATGTACGTAGTAGAAGCAGTAGAAGGTACGGAGTATAAATGTTATGACACTGAAGGTCATGGACATACATGGTTGTTAAAGACTATGGTGAATGAAAAAAGATTTTATCGTTGGAGTTAAAGGAGGTAGATGATCAGTGCAACTGTTGAC